ATTTAATAAATCATGGACAAATTTTGTTACAGATGATATATTTTATGATCGATCAGATGAGTCTATATCATTAAAAGAAAATTCAGCAGGCGGCAGCGTAACAGTAGAGTTTACAGATTATATAACTGTTCCAACAAATATAGGATTAGCTTCTTCTAAGGTTGAATGGTCTGGGACAACTGGAATTACAGTAGAGACAAGTACCGATGGGTCTTCATATGCTATATGTACAAATGGTCAGGCTATTCCACAATATACATTAGATTCATTTAGTTCCACTGGAAAGCTATATATAAAATTTACTATAGCAAGCACAGACATAAGCAAACATATACCAAAACTAAAATATATTGCTTTTAATTTTTATAAGACAAAAGATTTATTTGCAGAAAATTTTGGAGATAAATTAACATATGAGGCAGAGGAATATCACCTAGGAAGCAAAAAATATCCTATCTTATCCAGAGATTATAGAAATGGATTAAGATGCTCAGTTGATGGAGGATTTAATATAACATCTTCCAATGCCGTAAGTACAATAGAGTTTTTCTATACCCCCACCGCATTTACAGACTCTGGGCTAGTTTCATCACTGGCGACAAATGGCTATGCAGCCTCAAATTATTCATGGCGAAACTCAGGAACGGTATCAAAAACCAATGTTTCAGCAATTTATGTAAATGGAGTAAATAAGACCTCAGAGACTGATATAAATAATGTATTTACAGCTGGAGAGCTATACCATGTGGTAATTGTCTATGCGGCGGCAATAAGTAATGTAATTAAATTTAATTCTTCCCTATATGGATCCACCCCATCGTTATACCAAAATATATCCTTATACCCCACAGCCTTCAATTCTGCAAAAGCAATAGAGCATTATGAATTATATATTGACAAGGCCTCCATTACCTCCACCGATTCTTCATTCACCGTGACAGAAAATACCCCTGAAGCCTACAATAATGACTGGGTTGTGATCCAAAGTATTTAATTTTGTCACATTGTATGACAAAAAGCTGGACTTTGGCGAGATAGAGTGGTAAAATAAAACTCTATGGTGATGGATTTAGGCAAGTTAAAAAGCTCAGAGATAGTAGAAGATACTATTCTGGGAATCTATGTGTGGGAAACCCATGACGGTCGCTGGGTGGGAGATGACGAGGGGAATTTCTTATCTATTACATCCAAAAAAGGAAATAAGGCTAATATGGAGGCTTTAGCTAAAGTAGTTAGGTCTTACGGAATAGATCATGGAAAGCCATTATTTTTGGCTGGACGCAGGAAAATTGATGATGAAGAATTTGAGTATCAACAGCAAAGACTTAATTTAGGCTTGGTTCCAGATCCTTATGATATTGGAAACTATAAAGACGAAATGAAAAAGCTAGGAAATAAAAGATGAATTATTTAGAAGATGATGAGCAAAAAGTAGAGATTTCTGCGGCGGCAGACTGGATGCGCTTTAATACACCAGTCGAGACAAAGAGTAATGATCCATTTACAGTAGAAGGCGAAAATCTACTAAAGATTTCTGGCATGTCTCCTACATTCCGTCGTAAGGTTAGTCGTGATATTCAAAAGCGTTTTGTAGGTATTGATGGAACAGAGACACAGCAGAATCTATTGGCACAAGCCATCACTGGCTATGCTATGTTTGACCTTATTGAGCCACCATACAACCTTGAATATTTATCTAAGATTTATGAAGTTTCTCCATACAATTACGCTGCTATTAATGCTAAAGTTTCCAACATTGTCGGACTAGGTTTTGATTTTATTGAAACTCGTAAAACTATGGACGCAATTGATGGAATTGATAATGAAGTACAATTAGAAAGAGCACGTAGAAAGCTTGATAGACTTCGTCAAGATCTACACGAATGGCTAGAAGATTGCAATGAAGAAGAGACATTTAAAGAGACTCTTATAAAATTCTATACAGATGTTGAAGCAACAGGAAACGGCTATCTTGAAATCGGTAGAACAACTTCTGGCAAGATTGGATATATTGGACATATTCCATCAAAGACAATGCGTGTTCGCCGTTTGCGTGATGGCTTTATTCAATTGCTATATGGCAAGGCTGTATTCTTCCGTAACTTTGGAGATCAGGAAACCCCTAATCCAATTGCAGGCGGACTTGATAGACCTAATGAAATTATTCATTTCAAGAAATATACCCCACAAAATAATTATTATGGAATTCCAGATATTGTCTCTGCGTCCAATGCAATGACTGGAAATGAGTTTGCTGGTAAATATAATCTAGATTATTTTGAAAATAAAGCTGTCCCACGATATATTATTACGGTTAAGGGAGCTAAATTATCTACGGAGTCAGAGCGTAAACTTCTTGAATTTTTCCAGGTAGGGCTAAGAGGCAAGAATCATAGATCTCTTTATATCCCACTTCCTGCAGATACTTCAGACTCTAAGGTTGAATTTAAGATGGAACCAATTGAGGCGGGAACTCAAGAATCGTCATTTAATGTATATCGTCAATCAAATAGAGACGAAATATTAATGGCACATCGTGTCCCAATTTCTAAAATTGGCAGCCCTCAAGGAATTTCTTTGGCAAATGCTCGTGATGCAGATAAAACATTTAAAGAACAGGTATGCCGTCCAATTCAGGATATTTTAGAAAAGAAATTAAATAAATTAATTGAAGAAATGACGGATGCCCTGCAAATTAAATTTAATGAGCTCAGTCTTACAGATGAGGATACTCAGTCTAAAATTGATGAGCGTTATTTAAGAATGCAGGTAATTACCCCTAATGAAGTTCGTATTCGTAAGGGTATGGTTCCAATGGACGGTGGCGACGAGGTTGTTCAATTAAAGCCTCAACAGCAGGCGGAAGTAAGAGCCCAGGCTGGAAATACCAGAACCAGAGATCAAGAAAGAGATAATAACTCACCAGATATTTCGGGGGAATCTAGAAATCCTCAAGGTGAAGGCAGACAAGTCGAGTAATACTACTCAACTGATTATTTGCCTTTTTATCTATACGAAAATATAATTAAGCATATGAATATTGAGAAATCTCTATGGTCATCAAATGGCGAGAACATCAGTCTCTCTGTGCCATTCACGAAAGTCAATCGTGAAAAACGCACAGTTTCTGGTTTTGCTACGCTAGATAATCTTGATCAAACTGGAGATGTTGTCACAGCAGAAGCAAGCTTAAAAGCTTTCGAAAATTTCCGTGGAAACATTCGTGAGATGCATGGATCAAATGCTGTTGGCAAAATGGTTTCATTCAAGCCAGAAACATATTACGATCCAAAGAGCGGCGAATTTTATAATGGCGTTTATGTAGATGCATATATTTCTAAAGGTGCACAAGACACGTGGGAAAAGATTTTGGATGGAACCCTAGCAGGATTTTCAATCGGCGGAAAAATTATTGATTCAGAAAATGAAGTCAACAAGTCTACAGGTAAGCCAGTAAGATTTATTAAAGATTACGCATTGATGGAGTTGTCAGTTGTTGATTCTCCAGCAAACGAACTCTGCAACATATTGTCAATTCAAAAGATGAACGGACAGTTAATGTTTAAAGGCATTGCCGCAGAGACTAAGGTAGAAAACATTTTTTATTGTGAAGATAGTGATTCAGTGTTTATGTCGACAGAGTCGGAATACACATCGCCAGTTTCTGGAAAGCCTGCAACTTTAATCGGTTGGGTAGAATCAAACGATACAAATAAAGCAAAGGAAATCGATAGAATTCTTGATTTGCATAAAAAGTCAAGATTAACGTTGCCTGATACAAACACAATTGCAAAACAGGCAAACGCAGAAGGAGGTAATGAAGTGTCAGAAAACACAGAAACATTGGCAGCAGTCGAAGAGACTCCTGTCGTTGATGCAGCACCTGCTGAAGAAGCAGCCCCTGCTGAAGATGCAGCACCTGCTGAAGAAGCAGCGCCTGCTGAAGACGCTTCTGCCGAAACTCTGGAAAAAGCAGCCGACGTATCAGAAGTTGAGGTTGATGAACCTGATTTTGCAAAGATGCTTGGCGATCTCAAAGGCTTTTTCTCTGAGACATTGAATAAGGCTTCTGAGGCAAATGCTGCTCAGGTTACTGCAATCAAAGAGACTGTAGAAACTTTCAGCAAGAGCGTCGATACCAGAATTTCAGAATTGGCAGAACAACATGCAGCACTTTCAAAGGCTGTAGAAGATATCAAGAGCACGATTGATGGCGTAGAAAAGCGTGTCGGTGCGGTAGAATCAGAGACCGCAGTTAAGAAGTCCTCTGACCTTGGCGGGTCACAGGAAGTAACAATAAAGAAATCAAAATGGAACGGTTCTTTCCTCGGTTCCGTAAATGAACTTTTAAAATAAAAGGTAGGTGAAAAAATATAATGAGCAATGAAATGTTAGAAAAAGCAGTTGCCGCAAACACAACCGTAACAGCAGGTATGACAGGATCAGCAGTAGCTAATACTGGTATCCATATCGCATCTGAAGGAGAAGGTGGCCTACTCAACCCTGAGCAGTCCGCACGTTTCCTAGATTACATGTTTGACGCAACAGTAATTGGTAAAGTGGCTCGTACTGTTCGCATGCGAGCAGACACCACTGAGATCGATCGTATTGGTGTAGGTGAGAAGCTTATGGTTCTCGCTTCTGAAGCAGATTCAGCACAGGGTGCAAACTCAGCTGTTTCCTTCTCCAAGATCTCTCTCACAACAAAGAAGCTTCGCTTGGATTGGGAGCTTTCAACAGAATCTCTTGAGGACAATATTGAAGGTCCAGATCTAGAAGATCATATTGCCCGTATGATGGCAACACAGGCAGGTAACGACATTGAAGATGTACTTCTCAATGGAAATACCTCGCTTACATCAGATAACCTTTATAAGGCATTTGATGGTGTAGTCAAGAAGGCAAAGCAATACGGCCATGTCGTAGATGCTGCAGGTGCTGGAATCAGCCGTGCACTCTTCAATTCCGCTCTCAAGGAGCTTCCACGTAAATACAAGCAACGTCGTTCAGACCTTCGCTTCCTCGCTGGTTCCAATTTGATTCAGGACTTCCTGTACGCAAACAGCATTGGAACAAACCAGACCATTCCACAAGATATCGCATCGTCGATCATCCGTGGAGAAGGTGTACAACCTCTAGGTGGTCCAGCTGGATATGTGGCTCCATTCGCATTCGGTATTCCGATTGTTGAAGTTCCACTTCTTCCAGAAGCACAAGATGGCGATTACTCAGGCGAAACTGGTAATCATGGTGACGTCCACTTGACATTCCCAAATAACGTAGTTATTGGTATCAAGCGTGATGTAACAGTTTACCGCTTCTTCTGGCCTCGTAAGGATGCTATTGAGTATACACTTTATACTCGTGTTGGCGTTCAAATCGAGCAGGCAGATGCATGGGTTGTTGTTAAGAACGTTAAGGTCGCTTCCTAATTTAGGATTTAGATCTGCTGAAAGGCCCCCATTAATTTGGGGGCTTTTCCTTTTAATTGACTAATGCTATAATTAAATGACCTACAAAAGGAGAAATTAATGTCATTTGATACATTAAAAATTGCAGAGCTAAAGCAAATAGCTGAAGATTTTGCAGTCGATATTACAGATCAAAAAGGTAAAAAGGATATAATTGCTGCTCTCGCAGAAGAGGGCGTTACTTGGGCCATTTATAGTAAGGCCAAGGGTATAGAGGAAGAAGAAAAGCAGATGAACGAAACATTACCAAAGGCGGCACCAAAGGTAGTAAATAAAGAAGACATGGTTCTTGTTAAAATGATTCGTCCAAATTTTAGTTATGAAACAAGAGGGCATCGCTTTACAAAAGAACACCCATTCGTTGCTATGGACAAAGATACAGCCCAAGCAATTTTTGATAAGGAGGAAGGCTTTGTTATGGCTACTCCAGCAGAAGTGCAGGAGTTCTACAGCTAAGCCAATAAAATGGCAGAGGTATTAAAAAATACATATTCACCTGTTTACCACCAAGTTTTTTGGAAAGGCAATGTGGTGGATGCAGACTCTTTGCCTACTGTAAAAGTTTATGATATTACAGATAATCCAGAGGAAGAAGATCCTGGATTAACTTTACTATTAACAACTCTTACGGCAGAAAAAGATGAAACAAATATTGGCTCATATGCAGTTTATATACCATTGCTGTATACATCATCAAGAGCAACCTTAAGATTAATTTGGCAATATAACGTTGAGTCAAATGCAGTTTCTTATGAACATGATGTATTTATCATAACACCATATGCAGATTTGTATCAAGCAGGTAATTCAATGGGATTCAGTACTGACCCATCAGATCCAGGATATAAATCATATAAAGAATTAGCTTCAGCAGAAAGATATGCACGTAAACGTATAGAAGAATTTACAGGACAAGCATTTTATTTATATAATGATGTTTTAAGAATAATGGGTTCAGATTCTGACACATTGACGTTGCCAGATAGAATCCAAACTCTCCATAAACTATATATAAATGATATTTTATTGATTGATAATACTGTTAATCCAGTTGTAAATAATTGGGGATACGATGTTCAAATATCTGAAACAGGTTTTGGAATTAGAATCAATCGTGCCAACATGCTAGACAATACAGTATATGTTGCAAATGGAATGATTCCACCATCTATTCATGACGGCAATGGAGTATTTAGAAACGGCGTAATGTATGAAGTCCAAGGCAAATTTGGATGGAAAAAGATTCCAGACGAAGTAGAGCTTGCGGCGATAGAATTGATGAAAGACTTTTTCTCAAAAGATAGTACTTGGAAAAATCAATATATACAAAATATTCAAACATTTGACTGGCAGTTTGAATATAACTCAGAAGTATTTGTGGGAACAGGCAATGCTTACGCAGACCGTCTATTGTCAGACTTTGTTGTAAATAAAGCCTCGATAATCTAATGTCTTCGGTTATCAATGCCGTACTATCCATGAAGATGGATATATATAGACAGCTAGACGTTCAAGACGTCAATACTGGGGCATTACGTAAATCGTGGACATATTATAAAACTATAGATTGTCATGCCAAAGGAGTAATAAGCAACTCTGCTACTACTAGATCTAGCGACAAGCAGGTATTTAGCAATAAGTACCAAAATGATCAGATGATACAAGTAAGAACTTCTGATCGTTTGACAGCTAGAGAAAAAGTAACAAATATAAGAAATGCAGAAGGTATATGCATTTGGACAGAAATAAATTTCCCAACAGAGACTCCAACCGTTTTTGAAGTAGTTGGCACAACTCCAATAACAGATCCATTCGGAAGAGTGGTTGGATATAACACGGCTATGAAGAGATCGGAGAATCAAGAAATTGGACTCTAATGTTATGCTAGTTCAGGCTGCCAGCGGTCTAGAAAAATTGATGGCGGGATCAAAAGGCGAAGTATTAAAGGATAGCATGGTAGCTCAAATATCAGCCTATGTATATTACAATGCACATGTAATAGCTAAGTTGACAGAAAATGCTGCATTTAAAAATAAATTTAAAGAAGTTATATTTAATCAAATAGATAAGGATTTTGGAGAATATGTAGACTCACAAGCTAGAGTAAAGCCAAAATCACTACACCATGTTTATGAGTGGAAGCAGACTGGAGTTAAATCTGGACGCTTATTTAAATTAAATAAAATAGATTCAACAGGATTATCATTTCAAGTTAGTTATAATTTTTTACCATCTAAAACATTTGCAAAAGGTCAAGGAAGGCGCAGACACGTATTTGTAGAAAAAGCTTCTGTGATGGAAGCTGGAATGCCTCTTAAAATTGCTCCACGCCACGCAGAGCGCCTTGTATTCGATACCAATGGTTATACAGTATTTATGCCTAAAGGGGCCTCTGTGACCGTTAGAAGGCCTGGAGGAGCCAGTGTAAAAAATTCATTTAAAATGACTCATATGAGATTTTTTACATCTAATCTAGTTAATGTTTCTATTAAAAAATCTGGATTTCAAAGAATGTTTAATTTAGCAATGACTAATGCTCTTAAATTGCCGTCCTCAATTAAAAGAGTTAGTTATTCATTTAGCCCAAATACGGTTCGTAGTCAGGCAGATATTAAATTGACAGCAGCATTTGGAGGTGCCCTATGACAGTTAATTATAAGATGGACGCAATGCTTGAGCTCAGAAGGTTTTTATGGAGCAGGTTAACTGATCTAGAAATATTCGATGCTGATCAATACTACAGCGATAATCTTGCGGAAACGATTGTCCCAATTATCCCTGTACAACAGATGGCTGAAATGAATCAATTTTTGAGCGGCAAGAAGCATATTATATATGACAAGATAGGCCTATCGTATGAAGAAAATTGGATGGTCTGCTGCGAACAGATATTGTTCACTGTATACTCAACAGATGTTTCTGAAATTAATGAAATAAGAAACTTCATGACAGATGAATTCCGACGCATGGATGAGTCAGCCAGAGATATAAATAAATGGGCTGGCCTGTCAAATAAATTTAAATTCTTCAGCATATATATTGCCGATATATCTCCTACCGCCCCGTCTGAGGAACTAAAAGGATTCTTGTCTGCAGACGTGATCCTTGAGGTCAAATATGCCAGAATGGTGGACGGCGTAGGCAGATTCGTATAGTTTGCCTTTTTACCTTTATTCCTCTATTATTAGACTAATGAGGAAAGAGCCTAGCCAGCTAGATGACTAAAATTTTTGAAAACCACAGGAGGTGGAAATAAATATGGCACAATTGACAGGTAATGCAAGAAACATTCTCGTCGGTGCTTCTCCGTTGTTCATTTCAAATATTGATTCAACAACTTCGGGTTATGCAACTTACGAAAATTCAGAGCCAGGTACAGCAAACGCAGCAGCATTTGTAGCAGGAACATCCTATACAGATACTCTTAATGCAGTATCTTCTGGAACCTTCTATTACAGAAACGTTGGTTATACAAACAATGGTCTTCAGATCACTTATAACCCAACTTATGATTCAGTAACCGTCGATCAGCTCCTTGATACAGCTAAGCTGTTCAAGTCTGCGATGGAGGTTATGATCATGACTGAAATGTCCGAAGGAACTCTAGAAAACGTTCTAGTAGTTTTCGGTCAAGGAGATGATCCAGCTAATAACTCTGCTATCACTCAGGATAACACAATTATTCAGAGCGGTACAGGAACATCATACAAGAATACCCTTGGTATTGCAGCAGGTGCTCTTGGTATTGCACCAACAGAGCGTCAGCTTATTGCAGTTGGTCAAGCACCAACCACACAGAATTCAGGAACAAGCAATGCTTCGCAAAACGTAGCACGTGCAGAGCGTGTATATTATGCACGTCGTGTTCTATCTGTACAGCAATCACAGTTTACCCTAGCTCGTAATACACCAACTACATTTCCAGTAACCTTCCGTCTTCTACCATCAGGCGAAACCGCCTATGCTGGCCAGGAGTACGGTAAGATTATTGACCGTGTATTGACAGTATAATTTAATACTGAAATTATGAAGGCCCCCAATTTATTTGGGGGCTTTCTGCTTGTATTTGTAGAATCTATTTGTTATAATGATTAAGACTATCCAAGGAGGATAAATTGGCTACTACAGTATACGACGTAGAAGAAATACAATTGCAAACTGGGCAGACAGTAAAACTTAAGCCCCTATCAATCGCAGAACTTCGTAAGTTCATGGCGGTTATGGAAAAATCAAAAAATGCAGAGTCAGAAAATCAATCTTTAGATATTCTTATCGAGGCATGCGGTGTTGCCCTAGAAAAGCAACTTCCCGATTTAGTCAAGACAAAAGAAGATCTAGAGAATGCACTAGACATACCAACAATTAATAAAATTCTGGAAGTATGTGGAGGAATTAAACTCGAAGACCCAAACCTAATAGCGGCAGCGGTGCTGGCTGGTCAGAACTAGATCTAGCCGCTTTAGAGGGACAAGTTTTTCTTTTAGGTAGTTGGAAAAATTACCACGAACTAGAAGAAAATCTTTCGCTACCAGAACTTCTTGAGACTTTTAAAGCAATGCAAAAGACTGAAGAAGAAAAAAGAATATTCTTGGCTTCTCTCCAAGGTGTCGACATAAGAGAGAATCAAGGGAAAGAAGGTCCAACCTTCGAAGATGTAAGAAACAAAGCGTTAGGCATCAATGCATCTAAAGATGATGTTGTCTCCTTACAAGGAGCGATGGCTCAGCAGCAAGGTTTCGGAATCGGAATGGGGTTGGGATACTCTAGGAGTAATACTTAGAATAAATGGCTGACGAGCAAATAGTAACACGAATAGTCGCTACTGCCGACTTCTCAAACCTTATTGCAGATGTGCATAAGGTTACAGCCAACCTTTCTCAACTTCAAGAAAAAATAGCTCAAACTAATAAATCGCTTGCTAATCAAATAGCGGTGATGAACCGATCATTTTCGGAAACTATTAGAAGCACTGGCCAATTCTCAACTCATTTCGTCAGCCTTACATCAGATGTAGAGAAATTTGGCAAAAATCTTGATTCAGGAAGATTAAAGTTAAGAGATTATTTCAGGGTATATCAAGATCATGCAAGAACTTCTGGCGGATTAATCAGAGATCTTGCTAAGCAACAAGTACAATTACAAAATGCTGTATTGCAGCCTCTAGGCAGAAATGCCCAGGGGCTCATGCAGTTTAATGTGCATATTCCAAGAGGATTAGACGCAACAAAAAATAAGGCGGCATTACTGAAACAAGAACTTCAGATAATGAATAAAGTAATTCAAGATGGCGGAGTACAATTAATTAACTGGGGTAAGAATACGCAATGGGCAGGCCGCCAGTTAACAGTAGGTTTGACATTACCTCTAGTAGCATTCGGCAAAGCTGCAGCAGATGCATTTAGAACTGCAGATCAAGAACTTACAAGACTTTCAAAGGTTTATGGTGATATAGGTGGGGCAACATCACAACAATTAACTCAAATTAGACGAGATGTAGCAGCAACAGCAAAAGAATTATCTGCTGGAATGGGTGTTAATTTCCAGGAAACAATTGCATTAGCTGCTGATATTGCAGCGACAGGAAAAACTGGAAATGAGTTGTTGTCGTCAGTTTCTGAAACAACACGCCTTGCAGTACTTGGTGAAGTAGATCGTCAAGAGGCTATGAAAGCAACTCTTGCAATTCAATCAGCATTTAAACAGAATACCGAAGAGCTTGCTGGATCAATTAACTTTCTTAACGCAGTTGAAAACCAAACTTCAACTACTCTAAATGACTTAGTAGAAGCAATTCCAAAAGCTGGTCCAGTTATTAAAGGTTTGGGCGGAGATGTTCAAGATCTTGCGTTATATCTTACAGCAATGCGTGAAGGTGGAATTAGTGCATCAGAAGGAGCGAATGCTCTAAAATCAGCCCTAGCATCTTTAATTAACCCAACAGATGTTGCTGTAGAAAAGTTCCAAGGATTTGGAATCGATCTTCTAGGCATTGTAAGAGACAATGCTGGGGATGTTACAAAAACTTTATTTGCTTTGCAAGGAGCTTTAGATAGGCTTGACCCATTACAAAAACAGCAAGCAATTGAGCAGCTATTTGGTAAATTCCAATTCTCACGTTTGAATGCTTTGTTTGAAAACTTAGGCCGTCAAGGCAGTCAGACTCTACAAGTTTTAGATTTAATGAAGGCCAGCGCAGGCGAGTTGGAAGCGGTGGCAGCACGAGAATTAGCAGCAGTAACAGAATCAGCATCAGGTAGATATCGTAGAGCAATAGAAGGACTTAAAGCAGAGCTAGCTGGAGTTGGAGAGCAATTCTTAAATATTACAACAAACGTAGTAAATCTATTTACAAAGGTAATGGAATTTGTAAATAATTTACCAAAGCCAGTAAAAACTTTATTGACTACCTTTGCAGGATTTACTGCAATTGCTGGTCCAGTTATTATGTTGACTGGTCTTTTGGCCAACTTCTTTGGTTATATAATTAAAGGCATTGGACACCTAAAAGCTTTATTCAAAGGTGCAGAAGGATTTAAACTTTTAACTCCAGAACTTTTAGCAGCACAACGTGCCGCTGGAATGATGGAAAATCAATTCTATAGTGATGCAAGAGCAGCGAGTGTTCTTAGTGCCGCACTAAATAACCTTATAGACGATTTAGCTGTATTGAAAGCTAACGCTTCTGCAGTATCTATTCCAGTAAATCCAGCAGTCACTACAGCAGCAGGAACTGTAATAAATCCTGGAGTTCCTGGAGGCAGGGTAGTTGATCCATCAAGTCCTTATCTGGGTGGAATGGGAAGGGCATCCGCACATCTTAATCCAAGAAATCCAAATGATCCTGCAACAATATTTGGATTTACATTGCAGCCAGAGCCCGTAAATAGAAGAATTGGTAGAACTCCACAAATATTGATGACAGAAAGAATGCCAGACATAGAAGGGTTAACTTCTGTAGGAGGAATTTCAACAGGTGTAGTTGCACAAGAGCAAGCAAGATATCAAGCTCTTATGGCAACTCTTGGAATGCAGAGCAAGGCAGAAGTAGAAGCTTTAAAGAAAACTATAGCAACAGGCGGTGCAGTATCGACAGATTTTATTCAAACATTTGATGATATTCTTCCATTAACTCAAAGATTGACAATGAATGCTGCAGCACAGTCCAAAGCTATTGTTGCAGAACTACAGGCTGGAAAACTTACAGTAGATCAAGCAAAGGCACAAATAATTGCAGTAAATGCACAGCTAGAGGCATCATTGGGTCAAGAGGTTACTGCATATGCAGCTGCTCGTGGAAGAACAATTGATTTAACTAAGGCTCCGCTTATTGATCAGCCCGTAGTAGATCCAAGAGGAAAGTCAAATCTGCGTGGAATGTATCGCAAGGGAATATTCAGAAGAGTAATGTCTGCGGTTGGAAGAGCAACTAGAACTCGCACATTAGGTGGATCTTACAGCATTGAAACTACAAGGCCGCAGGGCTTAAATAGTGGTGGCATGGTATATATGAGCAATGGAAGCATTGTTCCTGGGCCAAATGTTAACTCAGATGTTGTACCAGCAATGCTTACTCCTGGAGAGTTTGTTGTAAATAGAGAGGCAACTGCAGCAAATCTGCCTCTACTTACAGCAATCAATAACGGATATAATAATGGCGGAAAAGTAAGATTTCAAAGAGGACATGTAGGCGCACAACTTCCAGGAACTGGATTAGACGTATCAACACTTGCTCCAAAATCTAGAAGTGTTAGCTATGTAGCACAAGGAATTCCAATTTGGATGACTGCAAATATGAACCAAAGACTAAGAAGCGGAGATAGTGGTTTATATGGTTCTCAAATTTATGATGAGTTTAATATAGCTTTAAGAAATGGTAGACACCCATTTGAACCACTAATAACAGCAGCCAGAGCTTCTGGAATGCCAGGAGAGGAAGCAAGAATCCTCTCTGTATTTGATGATATGATGAATGATTTGCGTGGCAAAGATTCAGGAAAACTATTTAGAGGTGGAACTGGAGATTCTTTCGAAAGTCATTTCGATAGAAGGTATGTTTCTAGATTTGGAAAAGATTTTCAACAATTGTTTAGGTCTTATGGAACTGCATATGGTGCAAGAGGATCTAGAGGTATGGTTGGACTTGGAACAGTTCATATTGATCCTAAGACTGGTCAAATGCAATCTATCCGTGGTAGAGGTCATCCATTAGCTAGAGGAATACCTTCTGGAGTACTAGGTTCATATAGCGGAGCAGGATTTGCAAGAGGTAGAGCTTCTCTTGCTAGAGGATTAGCAGCTGGAGCATTGTCTGCATTAAGCAGAGGAAGAATTAGGATGAATAGGGGAGGCCTAATCCCTGGATATCAAGCTGGCGGAGTAGTTCGTCAGATGGCAATGGGAACTATTGGCTACATGGGCGGTTCTGCAATTGGCGGTCAAATTGGTGGAGAGACAGGATCAATGGTTGGCGGAATGCTTGGGTCAATGGCCCCAATGCTTATGATGGGATCTGGGCAAGATAGAGGATTGGGCGGAGCAATTAAAGTTCAAAGTAAATTTGGATCGATGCTTGCAGCAAATGCGGCGGCAGGAAATAAATTTACATCTACACTATCTAGAGTAGC